GTGCAAACCTCTAACACAAGAATAGTGGGCGGATTAGTTGAAGTTGCAAATAACTCAACAGTTTCGGCAGGTAACGAAAGAACGTTTACTTATGACTTTAAAGACTTTAAATACCCACCAATAGTATCAGCAACACCAGTTAACACTGGACAAACACCAGCAGGACAAAACGTAAATATTGTTCTAAAAAGTGTTACAGAAACAAGAGTAGAGGGTGTTGTAAGGTTTGGGGCTTCTGGCGACCTGTCTTTATCAGTGCATCTAGTTATTGTTGGAATTCCAAATTAAGGGAATAATTAATGATTTCTTGCAAAAAATGCAAGGGTAGAATTTTTGTTGATAGACAGTACAGCAGTGCTCAACATATGGAAACATATTGCATGGGATGCGGACTAAGAACATTTTTTCATCCTCCAACAGAAAGTGAAGAAGGTAGATGGCTACTAGCAAAGGAAATATTGAGAGCCAAGAATACAATAACGAAACTGTAATAAAAGGTAATAAAAAGATATGGTTTCTTAATGGAGACTTGGTAAGGCTACATCATAGTTCAAGATCTACTGGAATGGTTTCTGTTTATAATATTACTAAAGATAGAATTGAGACTTGTTTACGTTCCGACTTTAGAAAAAATAGAGAACGTGCATACACTGTTGCTGAGACTGCTAAATTAATTAATCGTCATAGAAAATATATGCCTAAGTTAATGAAGACTGGAATGATACCAAAACCAATTGGTGCAAGGTTAGATGGACAAAGAGGTTGGCAAATTAGATCTTATTATTCAGAAAGCACAGTAAGGGACATACGTGCTATACTGGCTACTATACATATAGGACAACCAAGAAAAGATGGGCTTATAACAAATAATATGACGCCTACAAGCCAAGAATTGACAAGGCGCATGGGTGACGGTATACTTACATATACGAAGACAGAAGATGGTAGATTTATTCCTGTTTGGGCAGAGAATATTTAAAAATAGAAATGGTGGGGTATGGAAGAAAATAAAAACACAAAGGTATCAGTAACACTAGGATACACACATAATCTAGGCAATTTCCAATCAGTAAGATTTGATCTTGGTATTGTTGACTATAAGCGTGATGATGAAAACACAGACCAAGCATTTGAACGTGTATACAAGTTTGTTGAAAACAAACTAATTGAAAAAAGCAACGAAGCAAAAGAATTTAAAAGCGAATAGTGGCAGAACGCAAAGACCGTATGGCTTTGCTAAGTAGGTATAATAAGTTACATCTACAAAGATATGAAGCCAAAAGTAACATGAATCTTAATGTTGAGCAATGGGCTGCAGACGCTCTTGTTGAATCTTATGGAATGGGGGTTTGCTATGATTTATTGGATTACTATTTTAATATTTCTCTTTCCCCTAGTTGGAGTTACTTTGCATACAATGCACAAAAAATATTGGAAGCAAAACTAGAAGTAGAGCAAGATATTAAAGACCGAGAAGAGCGAAGAAAACTAGCAAGGAAGTGGATTAATGAATAATACAGAAGCAAAGTTAATCACAGCAGTACTAAATGATAAACAAGTCCATGTATTATTGCAAGCAAATGTTGATAATCTACTAAGAACCCACAACGACGTCTGGGAATTTATTAGGCTATACTCAGAAAATAATCAATCAGTTCCGCCAGTATCTTTAGTTGTAGAAAAATTTAGAGACTTTGTACCAGTAGAAGGTGTTGGTGCAACAAAGCATCACCTTGAAGAATTACAAACCGAATATTTAAATGATAGCCTTAAAGACATCTTACGTAATGCAGCATCTGAAGTCCAAGGCGGTAATGGACCAAAGGCTCTTGAACACATCATTACAAAAACATCAGAATTAAAAAAGAATACTGCTGCAATAAGAGATATTGAAGTAACAGATCTTGATTCTGCAGTTGCTTATTTTGAAAATGTAAAGAAGATGCAAGATCTTGGTCACGTTGGAATTAAAACAGGTTTACCAGGGTTTGATAACTACTTACCTTCTGGAATCATGCCAGGACAACTAGGAGTCTTTCTTGCATACCCAGGTATTGGAAAGTCTTGGTTGGCTCTGTACTTCGCTGTACAGGCTTGGAAACAGGGTCGTAGCCCACTCATCATAAGTCTTGAAATGTCTGAGACAGAGGTTCGTAATCGTGTATTTGCAATTATGGGGGAAGGTCTGTGGTCACATCGTAAACTTAGCAATGGCGAAGTAGAAATTGATATGCTTAAAAAGTGGCATGCAGATAAGTTACAAGGTAAACCAGAGTTTCACATTATTTCTAATGATAATGGTGGCGACTTAACTCCTTCAGTTATACGTGGAAAGATTGATCAATACAAACCAGACTTTGTTGTAGTTGATTATTTACAGTTAATGTCACCAAACCAAAAGGCTGATAGCGAGACGGTACGAATGAAGAACCTTTCACGAGAACTTAAACTTATGTCTATCAGCGAAGAGGTTCCTATTATTGCTATTTCATCTGCTACTCCAGATGATGTTAAAGATCTTTCTACCCCGCCAACTTTGGGACAAACTGCTTGGTCAAGACAGATTGCCTACGATGCTGACTGGGTAATGGCTTTAGGTCGTGCTACGAATAGTGATATTATTGAATGCGTATTTAGAAAAAATAGAAATGGTTTCATGGGAGACTTTTTAGTTCAAGTAGACTTTGACAGAGGATACTATCGTTATAAAGATTATGAGGATAAGAATGGTTAAAGATTCTTATACAGCAGAACAAGTTAATCGTGTCTTAACTGGTGCGGGTATTGATATTGAGGCTGAGTATGGAACAGACTATATTATATTTTGTCCATATCACAACAACAATAGAACTCCTGCTGGTGAAGTGTCAAAAGAGCATGGATTGTTTTTTTGCTTTGGATGCCAAACCACAAAAACTCTTGTTGAGTTTGTAATGTATATATCTAATAGAACATACTTTGAAGCAATAAGATATATTAAAAGTAAAGAACAAGAAACTAGCATTGAGACATCAGTAAACAAAGCGTTGGTAGATAAACCAGAGTTTGTTCAATATGACGAATTACTAATTAAAAGATTAAACAATCAGGCATTAGAATCTCCAAGAGCGATTAGATATTACGAAGGTAGAAAAATAACTAAAGACTCAGTAATAAAGTTTAATCTTGGCTATTCAGAAAAGCAAGACTCAGTTACAATTCCAGTACACTCTCCAGATGGTATGTGTATCGGATTTGTTGGCAGAACGGTTGAGGGTAAAGAATTTAAGAATACTCCTGGTTTGCCAAAAGGTAAGACCTTGTTTAATTTACACAGAATAAAGACTTCAAGCATTGTCTATGTAGTAGAGTCTTCTTTTGATGCAATTAGGTTAGATCAAGTAGGATTCCCTGCGGTTGCTACGCTGGGTGCTAATGTTTCTGCAGCACAGATAAAACTATTAGAGAAGTATTTTAATAGTATTGTTTTGATTGCAGATAACGATGATGCAGGAATAATAATGAGAGATAAGTTAGTTCAAAGACTTGGACCTGTTGTTACTTCTGTGTATATAGATAAAAAATATAAAGATATAGGCGACATGGATGATGATGCAATTAAAAAATTGGAGTTCCAGTTTGACAATTCTATCAGCAGTATGTTAAAATAGAAAGAATGATAATGAAAAAAGTAAAGTTTAGAAATCAATGGCTAAAGGCTTTAAGAACAATGAAGTATAAAAAGTATTGGAATAAACCCAATACTGTAGAGTTTTTTGCTTTTATGACAAAGATTACAATTATATTTCCAGGGCTATTGCTTGGAAAACAATTTTGGTGGCTTTATATTTTTGCTTTAATTTCAAGTTTAGCATTAATTTGGTCATCAACCGTAAAAACATTACCAACAATTATTTGGTTTAATATTTTATGGAGTTTACTTGCTATATTATCAATACTAAAACACTTTAATGTAATACTATAAAAACAAGGAGAAAAAATAATATGACTATTGTAAAGGGACTCAAGAACATTAATGCCCTAGTTGACAAGCCAAAGTATGATGAAAACTCTCCAAAGGTAAGATGGTTAAAACTTGCCGATGGACAGTCTGCAAAAATTAGATTCGTTGAGGAACTTGACGAAGACTCTGCAAACTATAATGCAGATCGTGGACTGGCACTTGTTGTTAAAGAACACACAAATCCAAAAGACTACAAGCGCAAGGCTGTAGATACTATGGAAACAGAAGGCCGTGACTGGGCTGAAGAAATGCACCGTAAAGATCCAAAGGCTGGCTGGAGAGCACGTCTTCGTTTTTATTGCAACGTACTTGTAGATGATGGCATTGAAGAGCCATACGTAGCCATTTGGTCAATGGGCGTAAGTAAGCAATCTGCATTTAATACTATTCGTGAGTATGCTCTTGAAACAGGAAGCATCTCAAACATTTCATGGAAATTAAAGCGTAACGGTCAGGGTACTGAAACAAGTTACACACTTATTCCATCTGCACCAGATAAAGAACCATTTAACTGGGCAGCACTAAAGCCATATCCTCTTGAGTTAGCATTAAAGAAAATTCCTTATGCTGAACAAGAAGCATTCTATTTGGGGTTTGATACTCCATCTGTAACTTCATCAACCAACACAGATTGGTAAGATGAGTTACGTAGGCTTACACGTACACACTCATTACTCACTGTTTGACGGTGTTGCTACTCCAGAAGAATATATAGACCGAGCAGTTGAACTTGGTATGCCAGCGTTGGCTATCACAGATCACGGAACTTTATCTGGGCATAGGGAACTGTACCGAATTGCAAAAGCAAAAGGTGTAAAGCCAATTCTAGGTCTAGAAGGATACATGTGTGCAGACATATCTGATAAAAGAGATAAGTCTGAAAGAGAGGGTCAACAAGATCTTGTCTATAATCACATTATCCTTCTAGCCAAGAATCAAAAAGGATTAGAGAATTTAAACAAGATTAGCGAAATTGCTTGGACTGATGGATTTTTTAGAAAACCAAGATTTGATTTTGCAATATTAGAAAAATATAAAGAAGGTATTATTGTTACATCTGCTTGTCCAAGCAGTGTTCTAGTTAAAGCATTAGAAGAGCAAGAGTTTGCACTTGCAAAAAAACACCTTAAATGGTTTAAGGATACTTTTGGTAGTGACTATTATATTGAAGTTATGCCACACAACGCTCCTGAAATAAATAAATATTTAATTGAACTTGCAGATGAATTTGAAATAAGGGTAGTTGTTACACCAGATTGTCATCATGTTGATACTTCACAAAAAGAAGTTCAAGAGTTTAAACTTTTATTGAACACACACGCTAAGGTACAAAAAGATATAACCTATGCAAAATCTGCAAAGCACTCTTCTATGATGGATAGACTTGATTATCTTTATGGTAAAGATAGAGATATTACTTTTAATAAATTTGATATTCATTTATTATCTTATGATGAAATCAAGGCTGCTATGGAAAAACAGGGTATTGATAGAGAAGACATATACTCAAACACCCTATTGCTAGCAGATACAGTAGAAGACTATGACATTAAAGATGGTTTAGATTTGCTTCCAGTTCAATATAAAAATCCTGATCAAGAACTAGCAAACCTAACACTTGCTTCTTTAGAAGAAAAAAAATTAAACTCTAATTGGCTTGGCAATGATATATATGAGCAAAGACTTGATGAAGAGTTGTCAATTATTAGAGATAAAAAGTTTGCACCATACTTTCTTGTAGTTCAAAATATGATTAACTGGGCAAAAAAGGAAGACATACTGGTAGGTCCAGGACGTGGATCTTCTGCTGGTTCTTTGGTTTGTTATTTACTTGGCATTACAGATATTGATCCACTAGAGCATGGACTATTGTTTTTCCGTTTTATTAATCCAGAGCGTAACGACTTTCCAGATATTGATACAGACATTCAAGATACTCGTCGTGATGAAGTAAAAGATTATTTAGTTAGACAATATAGGCACGTAGCATCTATTGCAACATTTCTTCAATTTAAAGATAAGGGTGTTGTGCGAGATGTTGCACGAGTTTTAGATATTCCGCTTACAGATGTTAACAAGGTTTTAAAACTTGTTGATACTTGGGATGAATTTTGTTCGTCTAAGAATACACTTTGGTTTAGAGAAAAATATCCAGAGGTAGAGATTTACGGAGATCAATTGCGTGGACGTATCAGAGGAACTGGTATTCACGCTGCTGGAGTTGTTACTAGTAAAAATCCAATATTTAGATATGCACCTTTAGAAACTCGTTCTTCTCCTGGATCAGATGATCGCATTCCAGTTGTTGGTATTGACATGGAAGAAGCAGAAAAAATTGGTCTTATTAAGATTGACGCACTTGGTCTTAAAACTTTAAGCGTAGTAAAAGATTGCATTAATATGGTTAAAGAAAATCATTATAAAGATATTGATCTTTTGTCTATTGACATGGCAGATCCCAAAGTATACGAAATGCTTTCAGATGGATACACCAAAGGAGTATTCCAGTGTGAAGCAACTCCATACACAAACCTTCTAGTAAAGATGGGGGTAAAGAATTTTAACGAACTAGCAGCATCTAACGCACTAGTACGTCCAGGAGCCATGAACACTATTGGAAAAGACTACATTGCTCGTAAACACGGCAAGCAAAATATTTCATACATACATCAAGTTATGAAAGAATTCACAGATGACACATACGGGTGTATTCTATATCAGGAACAGGTTATGCAGGCTTGCGTTTATCTTGGTGGTATGACAATGGCAGAGGCTGACAAGGTTCGTAAGATTATTGGAAAGAAAAAAGATGCAAAAGAGTTCAATATATTTCAAGATAGGTTTGTTGCTGGGGCGAGCAAGTACATATCTCCTAATAAAGCCTTGGACCTCTGGCACGACTTTGAAGAGCATGCGGGATACTCGTTTAACAAAAGCCACGCAGTTGCTTACTCTACTCTCTCGTATTGGACGGCGTGGTTAAAGTATTACTATCCTCTTGAATTTATGTTTGCCCTTCTTAAAAATGAAAAAGACAAAGATGGTAGAACAGAATATTTAATTGAAGCAAAACGCATGGGCATATCAGTTAAACTGCCACATATTAACGACTCAGATTTAGATTTTAAAATTGAAGGCAAGGGTATTCGTTTTGGATTAACTGGGATTAAGTTTATTTCAAATAACATTGCACAAAAATATATTGACGCAAGACCTTTTAATAGTTATAAACAACTTGAAGAGTTTACATTTACAAAGGGTAATGGCGTAAATAGCAGAGCATTAAATGCACTTAGATTAACTGGTGCTGCAACATTTTCTGATAACCCACGTAACGATGAAGACATTAAAGAAAATCTTTATGAGTATTTAAATCTTCCAGAGTTTAATATTTCTATTCCATCTCACTATTATGCATTTATTCAATCAATTGAAGATTTTGAAGAAAAAGGATCTTTTATTTTAATGGGTATGGTTAAAGCAATTAAACGAGGAAAGGGATGGTCAAGAGTTGAAATTTTGGACAAAACTGGGAGTGTTGGTATATTTGATGAAGAATCAACGACTATTGAGACAGGTCGTACTTACTTGGTTCTTGCTAATGACAATAGGATTGTTTCTGCAGTTCCTATTGACGAAGTAAAAGGATCAACAAATGCACTTGTTAAATTTTTAGGTTATAAACAATTACCTTATGCAGATGATGAAATGTTTGTTGTTTCCTTTAAATCAAGAATAACAAAGGCTGGAAAAAAGATGGCTTCTTTAACTTTAGCAGATACTTCAAGAGATTTGCATTCAGTAACAGTATTTCCTACTGCATTTCCAAAAGCATATATGCATATTGAAGAAGGCAAATCTTATAAATTTAGTTTTGGTAAAACCAAAGATGGCACGGTAATTATGGAGGATGTAAATGTCAGTTAATATACAAGATGTACTATCGCAGTTAGACCCAAGAATTAGAAAGCGTCTTGGAACAGGAGAAGGAATTACCTTTGAGTATCAGCCAACTCCAAGTTTTGGCTTGAATCGTGCTTTAGGTGGTGGGTTACCATACGGAAGACAAGTCCTTATATGGGGCAGCAAATCTTCTGCTAAATCATCTATGTGCTTACAAATGATTGCTTTAGCACAAAAAGAAGGAAAGGTTTGTGCATGGATTGATTCTGAAATGTCTTACTCAGAAGATTGGGCAAAACAACTTGGGGTAGATCCAACAAAATTAATTTACTCACAAGCACGTACTATTAGCGACATGGTAGACGTTGGTGTTGGACTAATGAATGCTGGAGTTGATCTTATTGTAGTTGATTCAATTACTTCAATGCTTCCTGCTATATATTTTGAAAAAGATTCAGATGAAATGAAAGCACTTGAAAATACAAAACAAATTGGTGCAGAATCTAGAGACTTTAGCAATGCTTGGAAAATGCTTAACTACGCCAATAACAAAGTAAAACCTACATTGCTTGTTCTTATTTCACAATCAAGAAATAATATTAATGCAATGTACACAAGCCAACAACCTTCTGGTGGACAGGCTACTAAGTTTTATTCATCTTGTGTCATCAAGTTGTTTTCTTCTGAGTCAGAAAATCAAGCACTTAAGGGTAAGATTAAGATTGGGGATAAACTAATTGAAGAAAAAATTGGTAGAAAGATTCGTTGGGAACTGCAGTTCTCTAAAACCTCTCCAGGGTTTCAATCTGGTGAGTATGATTTTTATTTTAGAGGTGACAATATTGGTATTGATGCAATAGGAGATTTAGTTGATACCGCAGAATCAATGGGACTAGTTAATAGGACTGGTGCTTGGTATCAGTTAGATGACGGAACAAAAGTACAAGGTCGTGATGGTTTTATAGATCGTGTTAAAGAAGATCTAAATTTACAGGAACAACTTAAGGCAAAAATAATTAATGCTTGAGTCAAAATTTACTGTATATCCTGGCAAATGGCCATGTAAAACTTGTGAAGAAGTTGTTACATCTTTAAGATATTGGAGAGAAACTGGAGACGCAACATGGATGTGTACACAAAAACATATTTCAAAGGTTGGACTTATACCTCCAAAGAAAAAAAAGAAAGATTTTACAAATGAGTGAAAAAAATGAATCAAAAAGAATAGGTGCAAAACAACATAAGAATTCAGGTAGGAACACACAAAAAGGTGACGCCACTTGGAGAGGATTTGTTGTTGATTTTAAGGAAGCCAATAAATCTTTTACATTAAATAAAGATGTGTGGTCTAAGGCTGTTACTGATTCTATTCAAGCGGGTAGAGATAAGTCTCCAGCCATTGTTGTAATTCTTGGAGAAGGCAATACAAAAGTAAGACTTGCTATAATTGAAATGAATATGCTAGAACAATTAACAGAGGAGGAACATAATGTCTGAAACAGGACCACAAAAAACAACACTTGATATGGTAAATGGTTTAACAGAGATTGCAGACTATATGCAGGATGAAGAGTTAACCGTTGCCTTAACTATGATTGCAAAAATTATTATAAAGCCAGATATTCCACTTCAGGCTGCTAGTCTTGAAATTGTAAGACTACAGGCTATTGCAGCAAAGATGTCTTTTAAGGCCACCTGGATGGCTAATGTTGACAAATCCGACAGGGCAAAGAAAAACATATACTTTACAGCAGCACAAGCAATAAACGATTTGGTATCAGCGCTTAAATACATAATGCGCTAACCTGCTATAATTAATATAAACAAAGGATAAAAATGGCTAAAAATTTATTAGAACAAATTATGGTTAAAAATACCAAAAAGAAAAAAAGAAATAGCGAAGAAGATGAAAATCTTGTTGAAGGTTTGGCAACTGCTATAAATGCTGGCTACCTTACTAAAACAAAACCAAAGTTTACTAAGAAAACTAATTTCTCTGCATCCAACCTAACCTATGGCTCAGGAGAATGTCCAAGGTATTGGTATCTAGCATTTGATGGTCAAATATTTTATGATAACTCAGACGCAATTGGTGTAGCAAATAGAACACAGGGAAGTCTTGGACACGGAAGAATTCAAGAAGCAATAGAGGCTTCTGGCTTACTTGCAGAAGACTTAGAGTTTGATCCAATACCAAGAAAGTATAATCAACAAACTCACCCAGCAATGGAGTTTAGAGTTAAGATTGATGACCCACCTTTTGATGGTTATGGCGATGTCATGATTGACTATAAAGGTGAAAGACTTGTTGGTGAAATTAAAACAATAAGAAACGATGATTTTGAATATAAGAAAATAAGTAGAAAACCTAAAATGGCTCACTTAATGCAATTGTTAATGTATATGAAGGTTTGGAAAATTCGTAAGGGTGTAATGATTTATGAAAATAAAAACAATCATGAATTACTTACTTTACCAGTAGTTGTAAGCGAACATTATCGCAATTGGGTAGAGCAAGCCTTTGAGTGGATGAGAATGGTTTATAAAAATTGGCAAGATAAAGAATTGCCACAAGTACCTTATCGTTCAAATTCAAAAATTTGCAAAGTATGTCCAATTCAAAAAGCCTGCGCTGAAGCAGGTACGGGAACAATCAAGATCAAACCTTTGGTATTATTAAAAGATGAAGAGGATCCTTTAATGTGAAACTATGTGAAAGATGCGAGACCCCGTTTAAACCAAAAGTAAGTTATCAGATTTATTGTGGAGATGTTTGTAGAGAAGAGTCCACTAAAATAAAGATAGCCGAAAGGTATCAAATAACCCGTAGACAAAGAAGAATAGGAAAGAAAAGACTTTGTATTGGTGGTTGTGGAGAACAACTTTCAATATATAATGATTCTGGGTTTTGTTCTAATTGTAATGTAAATAAAAAAGAAGTAGATAAAATGTTAAAACAAATAAAGGGGTTTATTGATTATGAACAGCAATGGTGAACCTAAAACAATTTGTGCTATTGATGCAAGCACTACAAGTCTTGCCTTTGCATTATTTAACAATAAAAGACTTACCACAGTTGGAAAAATAAAATTTGAAGGAAATACAAACTATCAAAAAGTAATGGATGCGTGTGCAAAAACAAAAGCATTCTTTGAATACTCTGGTGGCTTTGAAGCAATTGTAATAGAGCACACAGTTTTTATGAATAGCCCAAAAACTGCTGCTGATCTTGCACTTGTTCAAGGAGCGCTTTTAGGGGCAGCAGGTCTCACTGGAACAAAACAAATAGGAACAGTGGCACCAATTACTTGGCAAAACTATTTAGGAAATAAAAGATTAACAAAAGAAGAACAAATAAATATTAGAGCAAAAAACCCAGGAAAGTCAGATTCTTGGTATAAATCTTATGAAAGACAGATTAGGAAAGAAAGGACTATAAAATTAATTGAAATCAACTACGATAAAAGTCTTGACGATAATGACGTTGCTGATGCTTGTGGTATCGGCCATTGGGCTATTAATAACTGGAATAAAGCAATGAGAGTGGAAGAATAATGCCAGAGTTAAATGCAAACATACCACCCATAGAATGCTATGTTCGTGGAAACTATTTAAGAAATCAGTTAGATAGTCATGACAAATATTTCCCATGTGTTATATTTGGTGTTGCTAGTATAAAAAGTAGAAGTCCTTTATTTCACATAATGATGGAAGATGGTGGGCTATGGTGGAGATTGCCAATCAGTGCATTTTGTACAAAGCCTGGAGTTCCTGAAGTAGACTTACATAATTTAGTTTTATGGAATGCTTTTAGCCATCACATATCTGTGACTAAATTTGAAAACCTTACAAATCTTAGAATGTCATATATTGACAGAACAAAAACTATAAACAAAGGAACATATTTGTTCACGCTTGACTGGCACAATCCAGATTCTAATGTTTTAGATGATGGTTATTCAGAAAATCCAGCGGAACATAAATGTGGCCATGTTATACAAAGAGATGACGGTAACTTTGCTATACAGCCAAACAATAGAGTTCGTATTTATGAACCTTCTTTTACTTTAAAAAAGGACTATGTTATTGATAGAATAATTAATGATTATAAGTGGGATGTAGAAAATCAAGATAAATGGACCTTAGAAGATTCTAATAGGTTTAACTATGACATTTCTGAAGCAGAAGTTGACAAATAATACCATGGCTGCTAAACTGTATACAAGCGAGGCTTGGCTCCGTAAAAGGTTTGTTATGGACAAAAAGTCTCCACAGGATATTGCTAAGGAATGCGGGACCAGTGTTGAAACTATTTATGTATACCTTGCAAAATTTGGATTAAGGAAATCAAAAAGATGAAGTTAGAGCCAGTATACGAAGATGTTAAAAATTTTAAATGTGATGATCTTTATCTTCACTCAATCGGAGCGCCATCTGGAAATTCAATTTGGAAAACATGTCACTCTATAGCACAAATGCTTATTGAAAAAAATATAGCCTATGGTGATTCTGCTCTTGATCCTGTAAGAATTTTTAGTAAGTCAGATCCAGCAGAACAACTTAAAGTTAGAATTGATGACAAACTAAGTCGCCTCATGAAAGGCACAGATTATCCTGGAGACAATGATATTGATGACTTAATAGGATATTTAGTTTTATTAAAAATAGCAAAGGAAAAAAATGTCAACTGAAACAGAATTAATTGAGCATCTTGATGAAGTTAATAAGGTAGTTACAGAATACCTTAAGGGTCAAGATCCAACAAAAATTTCTAAAGAGTTAGACATTCCACGTACTCGTGTTGTTTCATTAATTAACGAGTGGAAAGTTATGGCTTCTGCCAACGATGCAATTCGTGCTCGTGCCAAAGAGGCTCTTGCTGGTGCTGACACACACTATACAAAACTTATTACAAAAGCCTATGAAGTAATTGATGAATCAAGTATGACTAATAATCTTAGTGCAAAAACTCAAGCAATAAAGTTAGTTATGGATATTGAAAAATCTAGAATTGAAATGTTACAAAAAGCAGGACTTTTAGAAAACAAAGAACTTGCAGAAGAAATGGTTGAAATTGAAAGACGACAAGAAGTTCTTGTTGAAATATTAAGAGACATTGCCTCAACACATCCAGAGGTTCGTGATTTAATTATGAGACGTCTTTCTCAGATTGCAAAAGATGGAGAGGTAATCACAATTGTCCAAGATGTTCAATGATTTTTTAGAAGTTTTAAAAGAAAATCAATTTGATGAAATTCCAGTAGACGCAAAAACATTTGTTGAGTCTGCTGATTATCTTGGTCAGCCACCATTATCTTTAATTCAATATGAAATTGTAGAAGCAATGAGTCAGATTTATCGTAAAGAGGAATTACAAGAAATATTTGGATCTGCTGCTGGCGCTCAATATTTTGATAAATATACTAAAAATGAAATTATTTTGCAACTTGGCAAGGGATCTGGAAAAGACTTTGTATCAACGGTAGCCTGTGCATATATAGTTTATAAACTATTATGTCTTAAAGATCCTGCTAGATATTATGGAAAACCAAGCGGGGATGCAATTGATATCATAAACGTAGCCATTAACGCACAACAAGCAAAGAACGTATTCTTTAAAGGATTTAAAACTAAGATAGAAAAATCACCATGGTTTGCAGGAAAATATAATGCAAAGGCTGATAGTGTTGAATTTGATAAATCAATCACAGTTTACTCTGGACACTCAGAAAGAGAATCGCATGAAGGTTTAAACTTATTACTTGCAGTCCTTGATGAAATTTCTGGTTTTGCATCTGAAGTTGGAACTGGTAATGAGCAAGGTAAGACTGCAGAAAATATTTATAAAGCATTTCGTGGATCTGTAGACTCACGTTTTCCAGATTTAGGTAAGGTAGTATTACTTTCATTCCCCCGCTATCAAGGTGACTTTATTTCTAAAAGATATGAAGATGTTATTGCAGAAAAAGAAACTATTGAAAAGAAGCACCTTTTTATTATGAACGAAGACCTACCACATGATGATCCAAGCAATCAATTTGAAATTTCTTGGGAAGAAGATACAATTCTTTCTTATAAGGTTCCAAAAGTTTTAGCACTTAAAAAAACAACATGGGATGTAAACCCTACTAGGAAAATAGATGATTTTAAATTAGCATTTTACACAGACCTTGGCGATGCGATGATGCGCTTTGCATGCACACCAACATTTGCATCAGATGCATTTTTTAAACAAAAAGATAAGTTAGAAAAATGTATGACATTGAGAAACCCAGTTGATAATTTTAGAAGGTTTGATGAATCATTTAAACCTGATCCAGAAAAAATATATTATATTCATGCTGACCTTGCACAGAAACATGATAAGTGTGCTGTAGCAATTGCTCACGTAGACAAGTGGGTAAATATTCAGGTTATTAAAGATTATCAACAAGTAGCGCCAATGGTTATTGTTGATGCAGTTGCTTGGTGGGAACCAAAAGCAGAAGGTCCAGTTAACTTATCAGAAGTAAAACAGTGGATCATTAATTTACGCAGACAAGGATTTAATATTGGAGTTGTTTCATTTGATCGCTGGCAATCATTTGATATTCAGCAAGAACTAAAGGCGGTAGGCATAAAGACAGATACCGTTTCTGTTGCCAAGAAACACTATGAAGATTTAGCAATGATGATATATGAAGAGAGAGTTGCAATACCAAGAATTCCTTTGTTACTGGAAGAAATGTCAGAACTCAAAATTATGAAAAATACTAGAGTTGACCATCCACGTAAAAAATCTAAGGACCTAGCAGATGCTGTATGTGGCGCTGTTTTTGGAGCAATATCACATACGCCTAAAGATTCTAACCATGAGATTGAGATTCATACTTGGTCTACCTCTACACGACTTGCAGAGAAGCAAAAGGCTATGGTAGAATTAGACAACAGGGAAATGCCTAATGATGTTAGAGATTTTCTTGACAAATTAAATATAATATAAAACTAACGAGGAGAATAATGAATTCATTTAAAAAAATCGCTTTAGTTATGGCTGCAGCCGTGACAAGCACATTTTTTGTTGTAATTCCACAGGCTCAAGCAGCGGTAACTAACGGATACGTATTATCCGATTCGTTGGCTGCAGGTGCTCGTGGTGTAACAGTATTAGCAGACACAACCAAAGCAGAGGCTGGAGTAAATGCAGTAGTTGCATTAACAACTAGCGAATCTTTGGCTGCTACAGCAGACGACAATGTCTCACTAGAGATTTCTGGACCTGCTACATTTACTGATTACACAGCAGCAGGATCAAACCCTACAGGGGTTACACTTACCAATTTAGGTAAATTATTTACATTTACAGCAACAACTTCAACAGCGGTTGTATTGCCTACAAATGTTAAGTTAACTGTTAACGGTGCAGGCACTGTAACAGTAACTCAAAAGAAGAAGGTTGGATCAGCCACTTCTACAGTTGACATTAAAACAATTTATGCCTCAACTGTTGCAAAGACAAACGTTTTGTCTGTAGCAGATTCTTATGTTCGTGTACAAGATACATCAACACAAGGAACTCTAACATCTAATGCAGATGTTGCTGGATCCACAATCGTTGTTAACGCTAGCACGGGATATGTAAATGTTCGTGCAATGGATGCTTATGCAGCAGCGCTATCAACTAATGGCGTAATTCAGGCAACTGCATCTAATGGCGCAGTAGTAGCATGGGACGGAGCACCAACTACACAAGTTAATGCAGCAGCAAAGACTGGTGTGGCAGGAGTTCTTTATGTAACCCAAGGTACTGCTAATGCTAACAAGCCAGTAGCAACTACAATTACTGTTACATTTAATGGCACAACTCTAGCAACTAAGTCAATTACATTTACTGGTCAGGCTGCATCTATTGTAGTTTCTGGTGAAGATATTGCACAGGCTGGTGGAGCACGTACAGGCACCTATGACTTTGTAGTCAAAGATGCTGCTGGTAATCAATTGGCTGGAGTTACTCCAACTGCTGATACCGCAAAGTATGATTCACAAGTTACCGCAGTTTCTGTAGGTGGAGCATCATCTGCTACCGCTGTACAAACTGGTGGTTGGACATGTGCTGCTACATCAGGATCAACAAAGGTACGCATTAAGCATACTCTTGCAGATCTTACAACTATCTACTCAAACGAGTTTGATGCACGTTGTGGTCAAGGTGTAAACAAGTACACAGCCAAGATGGATAAAGATTCATACCTTCCAGGCGAAATTGCAACACTAACTGTATCTGCAACTGATATTTCAGGTGCTAAGGTACATGATGCTGCAACACTTGGAACAGGCGTAGCAATCTCTGCTGGTGGACTAACACTAGTTGGAACTGCAACTTCAACAGATACATTTACAAACGGAGCAAAGGCTTACAAGTTTACCGTTGGTAATAATACTGGTTCATACAATGCAGTAGTTGATCTACCTGCATATGTAGCAACAGATTCTGCTAAGGTAGTTTCATACAAAGTTGCACCAAGTTCAGCAGAGGTATCCAATGCTGAAATCTTGAAGTCAATCGTTGCACTTATTGCAACAATTAACAAGCAAATTGCAGCACTACAGAAATTAATCCTTTCAAGGAAGTAATTTCTTAATAAAATTAGAGGGTAGATTAATTTCTACCCTCTTTTTTATTGCATTAAAATGGTATAATTACTAATATAATTACACATTGGAGATGCCACTTAATTGACTAACCTTAAACGAAGACTATTATTAGCCTTTGGGGTAGGGTTATGCGTAACAATTTTTGGAATTATGGCTCCTGATCGTGCTGGTGCTACAGAAAATCAAGAACAAGTTGTTGTAAGTCCTGCTCAACAGGCAGTTAACGAAGCACTTTCTACTGCTACTACAGAGGTACAACAGGCCAATACAGCCACAAACAATGCAATAGTAGAGATAACACAAGCACAAACCGAATATTCCCAAGCCCAAGGGATTACGGCAGAAGTAGCCACAAAAATATCTCTGGCCAATACAGAAATAAATAATGTTCAAACCGCTATTAATACTATTAGTAGTGTTGATTTATCTGTTACCCCAATAGATCAAAGTTCTCAGGTAGTTCAAGATGCAAAGGCTACAGTAACTGTTGCAACTACCGCTATAAATAATATAACAACACAAATAACAGAGGCTCAGACAGCAATATCTGAAGTAGTCAC